AAATAACTTTAAGCCAATCGTTGTCCTGTGTTGATAGCTGTTGTACATTAAAAGTCCTAGAGCCTCCTGTGTGGTCTAACCAAAAATATCCACCTGCTGATGCTGTAACACCTGTACCTGTATAGGTAACTGTGTTGTCACTACCATCTATATCCATATAGTTTGTAGCACCATCAATATTTATATTTGATGTAACTGTGTTATTTGAACCATTAATAATCCAATCTAAGTCAAGTGATGCAGCTAATGCTGTTGTGCCTTGATTTAAAGTAAAGGTATTACCGCTACCTGTAACATCGACATTTTGATTAGAGCCGTCAGCACTATAAGTATCTGTTGGGTCTACTTGTATGGTAAAACTATTTGTACCTCCATCAAACTCATAGAATCCTGTAAAGTTATCTGCAAAAATATCACCTAAAAACTTATTAGTTGCACCAATCATATTAATATCAAGTGTCATACTATTACCGTCTAAATCAAAAGCATTGACACTGCCAGCAGTTGAATTTAACCCACCTATAATGTTTGAAATACCAAGTTGCTCTAAATCAATGTTTGCACCTGTTCCTGACTGGTCAACATATATTTCATTGTCAGCAGCAAAAACCACAAGAGAGCATGCAGCTAGTATGCTTATTAGTTTATTTTTCATAATTTTATTCTACTCCTTCGTTTTTATTTTGTAAAACCCAAAACCCTTTGTCGTAACCTGTATTAACTATTTCTAGCACAGCGCCTTCTATGGCTTTCATTAAGGCTATTGTAGATGACTCGTTTCTAGCATTACCAAGCTCTATTTCTACTAACTCGCTATCAGCTTCTACAAAGCGAAATACATCTTCTGATTTACCGTAACTAAAAATAGTTTTTTGACTTAAAACTTCTAACAATACCTCACCTGTTGCAACAGAAACCATGCGCATACTTATGGTTATGTTGTCCTCCCGGTACATAACACTTTTGCCCACGCCTAAATATCTGGCTCCAGAACCTCCACTTTCTAGGTTTGCTTCATAAGATATGACAGCGCCTTCTATTAAAATACCTGCAAATAATAATGGCCTAAGTGCTTTTTTCTTTTCTTCTTCATTACCAGATTGTTCTCTTGCTGACCTTATTAGCTGTCTTTCTTTAGTTAGATTGTCTAAACCAACTCTTTCAACCACTCTAAAAAACTTGCCGTCTCCTGTGTGTTTTAAAGCTCTAATTAATAAAGCGTTTGGCTGTTGAGTTATTGCAGTAGAGAATAAAGCAAACTCGCTGTTGCTTTTTCTTTGTCCTGTTTGGTCTGTAAATGATAAAGGATATACAGCAACTACTGGACTTACTTCAGGTATGGGGACATTTTTAAGTTCTACAGATTGTAGTTCTTGTATGGTTGCTACGTCTTTTGAAAACCTTTGTTCATAAGTATCTTCAAGTTGATGTGTTATAGAACAACTAGAAAGTAAAAGTACCAATAGGGATAACGATAGAAGTGATTGTACCATCAGGCTCGGTTATAGTTAGGGTTAATGTTACGCCATCACTCGTATATTCAATTGTGTTCCCCTCTAAAGTAATGACACCTTCGCTTTGCGGCGTTTCTCCGAATAAATTATTTACTAATTGACGAGAGAGTTCAGCGTACACTCTTGATTCTAAATTACGCATAAATCTAGCTAGGGTCGAGTTCTCTTTTTCTCTTTCTATTTCATCTTGTAAAGCTTTTATTTCTTCTTTAATAGTAAGTTTACGAGTGTACTGTTGATTTTCAATTGTTAGATAATGACTAGAAGTCCCAACACCACTAAATGAGGGAGACTTAAATTTATGTGTAATAGTGTCTGCTTTTAAATTAATCGCAACAATTCCAACAAATAATACAAAACCTATAAAAACTAAACTTATTGTAAGTCTATATTTTTCTAATTCTTGTTTATTAATCTTTTCTTTGGTCATCTCTTTCTGCTTTAGCGATTTTATTGCTATTTATTAGTTGTGGCACGCCTAGTATAGTTTTTATTAAAGTATCTTGTCTTATGATTTCATTATCTAAACTGCGTACTCTATCTATTAATGCTACCAAAATACCGTGTTGTGAATCAAGTTTTGTGCCTAGTCTTTCTTCTATAGCACTAATTTGTTGTGCTACTTTTTCATCAACAATGTCTAATTTTTGCTCCATGCCATCAACTATTCTTATAACAAGCTTGTAAATAAACCAACCTAATCCTATTGCTGCTGCTATGGGAAAGCCTACTTCTTGTATTACTGTGACGGCTGCGTCCATTAGTAATCACCCCAAACTTTAGTCTTAGTTCCTCCGTGATATTCAACAGCATGACCTTCTTTTATTAAGATTTGGCATATATCTTTACCATCTTCAGTATAAGGTATGCCTAATATACGACCATACTTACCTTTTCCTAAAGATTTAACTTTTATACTGCCGCAACAAAGTTCTTTTAGTCTTTCTTTTGCAGCTAGGCCTAGTTTTTTTTCTGCTAAGTCTCTAGTTCTGCTTTCTGGTGTGTCTATACCAGCTAATCTAACTCTTTGCTTATGCAATTTAACGTCAAAACCTAAATCTAAGATGCAATCAAAAGTATCACCATCTACAATTCTATCTAAGGTAGCATTGTATACAAATGCATCGGGTGATTTAGCCATTAATCTATATTGTTTGTATTTACTTTATTCTTTTTTACTCGTTTAGTAGTCCAAGCTTCATTTACATTTGGAGTTGATTTGTCATCAGCTACATAATGGCCTTTTTTGTTACGAGTTCTAACTTTTACCTTTTCAGTGCCTGTAACTTTATTCCACATTTTGCTTAACCAACTCATGATTTATCCTTGGCTTTTAAAACATTTAATGCACACCAATCTATTATTTTATATAGTTTGGCTAACCACCAATTACCTTGCGGTGTAGGTGTTACAGCAGCCACAAAAGATGCTATAGCAATAATGGTGCATATCCAAGTAAATATATTAATTATTGTCATTTACATTCTCCTCTAAATTATTTAAAACTTCATCTGCTTGTTCTTTTGCAGAATCAATAAATGCTTTTTCAAAAACGCTTTTACTAGCTTGAACTTGGTCTAATTGAAATTTTATTCGTGATTCTTGATTGGTTAAATCTAGTAGTTGTGAATGTAAGTATTGTTGTTGTGGTGTTAAATCAGAAACTTTCATTTCTTTGTCATTTAACATAACTATGGGTTCTTGTTTTTCTTTAGTTGTTGTCATTATTAACCTGCTGCCTCATTAGCTGCTTTCTTAGCATTTTTAACTGTAGTGTTCCAAACTGCATTACAAATAGCTTGAACCTCTGTAGACTCACCAGATATATCTGTATCGGAATGAGTCCAAGAACTACCATCATAAGATGATGATACACATTCAAGAACTTTTCTATGAAAAGACCTTGTAAGCTCTACACCATCTTCTTTGATAACTGTAGCTGTTCTTATTTGTATGTTTTTATAGTCTCCAACAATTTCTATTTTATCTTCTTCTGTTGTTTTTGTTATTGCCATTTTTTTCTCCTTATGGTCTGTACCTAGAATCCACTAGGTATATTGGTTATTATTAAACTGTATATGTATGTGTTGCAAATGCTGTTACTACATTATTAGATGATACCTCTAATTCACCCCAAATTAGGTAACCAAGAGTTGTATTATCAACAACAACAAGCCTAATAACAGTTTCAGAACTTAACATAATAGTAGATATTTGACCACCGCCACCTACGGCTGATGATACATTAGAAGGCCCAATATATAGTGGACCTGCTGAAACATGATTACTAGCTGAAGTAAAAGGAAGATTACCTATTTGGACTTGTGATGTACTTGTAGGTAGTCCACCAGTAGATACCACATGAACAAAAACAGTAACAGTATTACCAACTTTTTGATAAAGACCTGTCGCAGTAGAATTAGAACTACTAAATGTTGGTGTAAAAGTACCTTCTTCATAATCGTCTAAAGCATTAGCTGCTGCTGTGTCTCCATTAAAAGTTAAGCCACCGCCTGCAAGAATACGTAATCTTTCAGTAAATGATGTGCCAGTATGAAATGTAGTGAATCCTGATTCTATTTTTGTTTGTGCTAAATTACTTGTTGCACCATAGTTATTTCTTAAATGTAAGATTGTATTACCACTATTATTGTGATGTAAAATACTATTTGCTAATCTAACTTGAGTATTAGTGCCACCAAGATGTATTAGTCCACCTGTACCAGTAACTCCTAGTTTTGCAGGAGTATCTGCATTAACTCCAATGCCACCATCTGAACCTTGCAAAAACAAAGCGTGTGTAAAGTTATCTGATTCTACTCTGAAGTCTTGGTCAACACTTGATTGATTAAATACAGTTTCAGTAGCCCCAGCTTCCAGTAGAAGTGTGTTAGAACCACCTTTCATTATACCTAATTGCATAAATGCGTCTTCAGTTCCATCTGAGGCATCAGCTATAAAGTATGATAAATAACCATAGTCAACATCT